CTGCTTGTAGAGTTTTGCAACGTCAAGAATCTGGTCAACCTGAACCTCACCAAAATCTGGTTGGAATTGAAGTTCAATACCGTTCATTGTATAACCAACGTTTGTGTAGTCTGGATCCGATGAAAGAGTAGACTTGTAAGACTCAGTGCTTACAAACGATGGAATAGCGTTAGTGGTGGTATTGAGATTGGCATCAGCAACGAATAGCGCTGCTGCACCTACGATAATGTTAGTGGACGTACCACGAGAATATGCTGGCATATTAAATTCACCTCTTTTTAGTTTTGTATTAAGTTATATGGCAAACAGGCGATGTTTCCTCTATAGCAAGTATAACAGCGTTTTTAGGTGTAGTTAATGTCAGGATCTGGAATGGGTGTATTAGTGGTTTTAACCTGATTTATCATGTGATAATCATATTCAATAACAAACTTATTAAGGGTTAAACCTCTTAGGGCGGCAAGTTCAGTCAAATCCCTTACCTCTTCTAACTGATAAACCTTAATGTCATGGAAATATACATTATGAGCAATTGGAACCGCTAGATCTAGGATTGGACTGCTACCGTTTTGTTTTGCCATACACCACCTATTTAAGTCTTCAGCAGCAGCATCAGACCTGTCTAATAATTGCGAAATAATAATCCCTGCATCTATAATTTTGCTTGGTACTGCGTAAACATAATATAATAACTGTTCGCATTTCATAGGATAAAATGAATTTCGTCTAAATCTTAAAAGTCTGTCATATTGAATTGCAATATCCCATGTTGTTGATAGTGGGTTGCCATCTTCATCAAATTGTTGTGGAATATCTACTCTGTTTTTTGTTAAATCATCAATTGCATTAGGGCTGCTTGGAATAGTCAATACGCTAAAACCATATTTATTTAACTCTTCCTTGATATATTCATTTACCCATATAGGTGCAAACGGAAGATCTCTAATATCTTTCATGGTACTATTCTACCCCAATTGTAGCATTTGCTATCCAGTTATAACCAGTGCTTAAACCTTTTGATCTACCTTGTTTTGATCCTGCACGAATGTTTTGTTTATATGAAACTGGATTCTCTAAATAATCTAATATTCCACTGGCTCGTAAAAAAGATTGTGTAAAATATCTATTAAAAAATGTATCAAATGCTTTCTCATAAGATCCTTGTACTGCATCTCCTCCAGGATTTTCTACTTTTACTGGATTTGGCGTAAATATTTGCTCGCCACTGTCTTCAAAAGCCAAAACTTTTGCTTTACGTGGCTTTATAATTACTGGAGTTCCATTTTCCATTATTTCAGCCTTATTAATAAAAGGAACTGTAGATCCATTTTTTATTGACTTAGACTGTTTAAAAGTTGAATTAAAAAATATAGCATTTTTACCATTACTAGAATATGTTATATTATAAAGCCTTGCTCCTGGACTACCAACCTGATCCCATTCATAAATATGGTGTAATGCTCCTGGACTCATTCTTGCTGTAACATCAATATACTGCTTAAAGGATTCTATTGTTCCAAGTGCTAGATTGTTTAAAAAAACTTTATGTCCTTTTTTAGTTCCATCTAAAAAACCTAAAGAGTATTCAACAACATTGTTCATCATTTTTTCAAACATTACAGTGTTTGCTCTTGCGTTTAACATTAATCATCAACGCCTTGATTTTCTGCTCTTCTTACTAATATTTTATAATATTCTATATTTCCAAACGGTCCTACTAGTGGCTCCATTGTTGCAATTTCATAAATAGTACCACGATCTTCTCTGGCCCCAGACGTTTCTTTGTAAATAAGTTCACCAGAACAATTACGAATATTTGTTAATAATACGTTTGTAATTGAATTATTGCTTCCATCTTTTGCAATACGAATATCATTTTTTACCCTGCCAAGCAGCATATTTTCATACTGAACAAACACTTTTGGTTTTACTTCTTCTTCAAATGCAGAACCAACTGGAGCAAGGTTAATTACGACAGTTCTATCAAATCCCCAGTCTTTTTTTACTTGCCCGTAAATATCTTGTTTAACAATTGGATGGTATATATCTGCAATCATTGGGTACATAAAATCTATTTCGTTGCATGACATTACAATACCCCAGGAATAACAATATTACCCGCATATCTCTTAAGAATCTTATCAACAATTAAATTTCCAGTACCAGTAAACAATGTTTTATTAAACTGAATTTTAAATTGATCGGTATTATAAGCAGAAGCATATCTCTTAAAATAATCTAATTTACCACACTTAATATCGTCCATTAACATTAGTGTTGCTTCTTGAATGTCTACTGGAACTACTTTATACCCTGCCTCTACAACGAATGTATAGTCTGAACTTTTAGAGAATGTATTGCCCCAACCAATTGGACCCAGCCAGTCTGACTGTGCTGTAGGCAGCATTAGCGGTGCTTGATCTGCTCTATTATATGCCCCTGTAACTTCTTGAACAATGGCAGTTTTATTATCACTTAGTTTATAGGTTACTCCAAAAATCGCTGGTTCTTCTAAAGAAGAATCATACCAAAGTTCATTGTTTTGATATACCTTTAATATTTTACGAGTTCTTGGCTTTACTGGCGCATAATCTGTATTAAGACCAGTATGTTCTATTGTTTCAGTTTTATAATAAAATCCAGCAGTAATAGCGTCAATTATTAGTCTTGCTGTTAGTTCTCTTTGAGTAATTTCTGCTATTTCTGTTGCTGTTGTGCCAAGGCTTGCTGGATCAACATACGGCCTTGTAATTTCAAGCATATCTTCTACAACAATATCTCCATCAGCCTCTTGAATTCTTAATGCATAAATTTTGTCATACAAATGCCAATTATCTGTTTCAAATGTATAGTTTATTTTTTTCCCTGATGTTGACGTTATTGTTTCTTCTAAAATAACTATGTCTCTATCTTCATCTTCAATAATCAAATCATACGCTGTAGATGCTGCTGGAACATCGTATGAAATGCTTAACGGGTAGGGTGGAAGACGAAGTATTTTCATTTATTTTTGCCGTAGTATTTTGCTAATTCAACAGCACTAACCTCTCGTACCGACTTTGATTGTAGATAAACATCTAAATTTTCTTTATCAATAACTGTAAATCCCTGATCAATATGACCATATCCTTCAAAATATAAGTTTTTGTCAGAATAAATTACTGTCTGACTTTCAACATCAGATTTTACTGTTACCTTTTTTGCTGTATTTGCCATTGTTACTCCTTAATCGTACCTTAATTATAGCAGATTGTTAAAAAGGGCAGAGGAAAGATCCCCTGCCCTAATTAATTGCTTAGTGATTAGGAAGCAGCAATGTCCTTATAGGCAATTGCATCTTCTTCTTCAATCTGGATACCGAAACGGACAAATACTGTATATTCGATAGTATCTTTCTTTGGTTGATACTGACGATTTACAGTGATGTCTCGTTGGAAGCCCCAGATACGGTTTGCTGGGAATGTCAAATCGACATAATCTGCTGGATAGTAAGGAACTTCCATTACGTCAATGCCGAGTACGCGAGTGGTACGAGCATCTCCGACAACTTGTCCTGCACCATCAAGATATGCTTGACGATTTGCTTGTGTGCTACCAATGCGGCTTGAGAAAGCCTCAGAAATAGCGTCTGCAAGAGTACCGTTGTTACGAACAATGCTTTGGAACACATCTGTACCTGCATAGAACTTAAGATTTTGCTTAAGTGCACGATACTTACGTGGCATTGCATTGATGATATTTTGCATAACTGGTGTTGTCCAGTTATCTGATACAACCGCTGGAAGCACAGAATCATGTGCATCTCCATTGGATGTAATCTTGTGATAGAAACCTTCCATAATTGAAAGGAAGTTTCCTGTTGAACCATCTCCGTTGATAGCCAAATCTTCGATATCATTACCGAATGCATTGGTCATCAAGCGAACAAGATGATCTTCAAGTGCTGCGCCTTCAACGTTATCTTCAAGCGCTTCTGTAGTAACTTCCCAATCAAGACGAATCTTTTTGGTTGTAAGTTCTACCTTTGTAAATTGTGCACCAGTGTTAGTGTAATCACCATCACCTTGAGCAGCAGCGCGAAGAACACGCTCACCAACGTTAACTTTTTCAAGTTCCATTGTGTTGGCTCGCATAGTAACTCTACGGCCATCTTTAGCGAGAACTGTAGCATCCCAGACATAATCAATAAATTGACGTGCCTGTTCTGGTCTCAGAATTCCACTAGCGGCAGATCCCGAAGGATTTACAGCGTTTGCACCAGTTGTTACACCTAATTGTGCGGTTGGGATGTTACCCAAAGTGCTTGCACCTGGAGTTGTAACACCACCGATTCCACCAGAAGCAAAGCCACCATCCGCGTTAAATAAACCCGAGTCTGATGCGCCACCGCTACCTGGTTGATTCTTAATAATTTCTTCTGACATATTGTTCACCTCCTAGTGAATTTCCTTATTTAAATAGGTCAGTTGCGAGGAAACGACCACCCCATAAGGATTTCTGAACCATCTCTGGCTCCTGCACGATCTCGCCTAGATCGCCAGACTTGCGGAAAGCAGTATCTTGCTCTACAGCGTCTACTCTCTTTCCAAACTCAGCATTACTTTCTTTGACGCTCTTAACCTCTTTAGATACGTCTGTAATGGACTTGCTTAATTCAGCAACTTGAGCCTGGACCACTTTCATGGTCTCTTCATTCAAGGACTTAATAGTTGCTGCTAGATCGCCAAAGGCACTCGCAAGAGTTTCTTTAATTTCGGCAACTGCATTGACTACTACCTCGTCAGATTTTGCAATCTCTTCTGACTTGGCAAGTTCAGTCTCAACAACTGCTTCGGTTGCTTCGGTTGTTTCAGCAACAGGTGCTTCTTCAACTTCAACACTCTTGGTAACAGTATCAACATCTGTTGCCTCTGGAGCGACCTCAACATCTTCAACAACTGCTGTTGTTTCGTTTGTCATAGGACTTACCTCCTTTTGAATCTCAGTTGTACTAATACCTTTGGCACTATCAACTAAGAACTTTATCATGTCTGTTTTTTCATTGTCACTTTTTTCAACAAAACCTATATTTTTCATTGGTTGACCAGAAGTTGGACTAACTTCTGTTTCATTATCAGAAACCATTACAAGTCCTGATTCTTTATCCCAAAACACATTTTCTACAACAATATCTGCTGCAGATCCTTTAAGAACATCTATCCCGTCAACCTTTTCAATAGAAATAATGCTTGCAAATTGATTTGCTGGATTATCAACAAGCGATAGTTCTACAAGATCATAATCTTTAATAATTCTAATTGGCTTATCCATTTTCTCATCATAGCCATCGTCCCACTTGTTCATTTTTCCACCAATTGAAAAACCTGTATATGTTCCATCCAATACTTTCTCCCACGCATTTTGTGCGCCTTTTGATACATATGCAGAAACAAAAACACCAGAATAAAACTTCTTTGTGTCTGGATCAAAATACTTATCTTCTTTAAATGCAACCATTTTGCCTACAGCAGAAGGTTGATGCATTTCACGAATGTTCCCTCTAAATTTAGAAAAAGCCTTTAAACTAGCATCGGTTGTGACAATATCGTTTTGTCTGTCAAGATTGTCAAGTGTCGCAAAACCTGATACAACTCTGCGTTCCTTGTCAACCTTGGCAAAAGGCATTGACAACCTTACGTTGTCTCCTTCTGTTGACCAATGGGCTTTATTGATGATACTCATATCACATCCATTATATCAACTATTTTAGTAGTTTGTTGATATTATGTGGAAGACCTGCCCTCTCCCTGTGGATTTCTTCCAGAAATTGTGGAAGTAGAGTCTGAATTATTATTTGTTCTTTCAGAATCTCTTTCTCTATTTCCAGCAATATTTGCTCTAGCATCTGTTGCCTGTCTTGCGGACATCTCAAACGGAGCATCGCCATCTGGTCTTTGTGGCAAACCAATAACTTCTCTAGCCTCGTTTGGCATCATAACTTGAGTCTTTACATAGCGTTCAAGAATCTGAGACTGTGCAATTTCATCAGTAAGAGTAAGTTCGTTGAATTTAAGTTCAAGAATATCTGTTTTTTCACGAACAACTTTATTAATAAGTTTTTCTAGTTCTTGTTGTGCTGGTCTAGCAACCTGCTCCTTAAATGTTCTATCTTGTGCTAAAGCAGCAGCAATTGATCCGCTATCTGCTCCGCCAAGTTTAGAAATAGGAACTTGATGAGCAATCAAAATATCATCACGATTTCTAATTCTGTATTCATTAAACGAAGCCTCTTGAATACCATTTTCAATTGGATCCATCTTAAACTCAACTTTATTATTTTCGCTATCTCCAGGAAGCGGAATATAAAGTGTTCTATGTGATTGAGACTTTAATCCAGTCTGCAAGAATCTAAACATTTTATCTTCTGCATCAGCAGATAACTTTGCACCCTTAAGTGTAATAATATATCTTGGAACAGCCTTGTTTTCAAAATAATCAATGTTGTATTGTGTTGCTAATTGATCTCCAACAAGTGCTGGCAGTGCAGCAATAATATCTGGTACGCCATAGTATGTATTTAATGGTGAGTATTGTTTAAAATGAATAATTTCATTTGGTCTACGATCAGTTGTAATTGGGTTTACGTTATTTGC